TTATTAAACTCGTAATCTGCACCTAATTCATCATCCCATTTTTGTAATTTCATATTATTCAGTAGTCCTTATAGTAAACCCTTTTATTGAAGGGTAACCAGCAGTAGGAGTTGTACCTGCCGGACCAAGCTTGATAACTATTAATTCAGGTTCTTCAGTAAATGTAGTGAATGATTTAATACTATTAGTATCTAGCCAACCACTATCTTCTGTTCCTGAACCTAAAAGCTTAAATTGAATTGTATTAGTTGTTTCCCAATCAGTAATTATTGGAACACCAATAATATTACTTACTGCTCCATAAAAAGTTCCTGCAGGTATATCATGATAAACATAACTTATTGCTGAACCTGTTGCTTTATATTTATTAGTATCAAATGTTGCTGTAGTAGAACCAGTATTAACAGTATCTTGTCTACCATCAGCATCAATATAAGCATCTCCAAACCAATCAGAAGTATTTTTATTAAAAACAATAACTCTATCTTGTAATTGTTTAATAAGACTTATTCCACCAATAGATAAAGCTTCACCAAACATATTATTAAAATCGTAATCAGTTCCTTGTTCATCTTTCCACTTTTTTAATGTCATGATTATCACTCATTCTTAATTTTAAGATTAAATTGTAATTCAACTGTACCATCAAATACTACGCTTCCAATAGAATGAATATTCCAAATGTTTCCGCCACTAGAAGTACTATACATTCCAAAATTGGTAAGAGTTAATCCACTCATACTAGTGGCACCTTTATCATAAGTCCATTCAACTTGTTTTTGTGTAGCAGGGTCTCTAGTAGTATACTTGACTCTTTGGTCTGAATACTCATTCATTATTCCGCTAGTAGTAATACCAATAGTTCCACTTCCACTTCCTATTCCTAACCAGCTTGGTGGTGTTCCACTTCCTGTAAATCCTGTGATTGCTAAACCACTTAATCCATAATTCGTAAATACCATTTTTTATAACCTTTTTTAACTTGTTCCAGAAGCAATAATTGATTCTGGTAATGTTCCACTTGTAACATAATAACTTCCTGGACTACCAGCCCAACCATTCTTACTAGCTGGACTTCCTAAATAAAAAATACTTCCAATACTCTTAGTTGTAATCTCCCATTCAAACACGCTTGTATCAACTGTGTCAGTAGCATTTTGTAATCTAGTATATGATTCTGCTAAAGATATATCTCCAGCTTGTATCTTTTTAATATCTAATAATAATTGTTTTAATGTATCTAAGACATTACTTATTTTTTTATTGAGAGTTACTTTTAGTACAGAGTCTTCTCTCATTGTTTTTCTTGTAAGAGTATAAGTTGTTTTTATTATATCGTATGTTTGACTACTAATATTGTGATTAGCATAATTAACTACTATTGTATGTCCAGGAGTTAAATCTATTATCGAGTCAATATCAACATTTATTTCTCTAGCCTTTGCACTTTCTCTATCAAGAGTCGAATTAACAATGTCTACTGCTGTTCTAGGGTCCTTAATATTTTTGTCATCAATGATTTTTGTCTTTCCATAAAAGCTTCCTATACTAGCAGCGTTTTCACCATACTTAACTATTGGTTTAGCACGGTCATACCATATACTTCCCGCATTTCCACTTGTTGGAATATTAAGACCACATTGTGTTCCACTAGTAAAAACTATTCTTTTATCATCATAATCAACTAAGTATCTCTCGCCACTTCCAGGAATACTAACCATATTATAGATTCCACCACCGTGAAGTTCTGTACCAGTTATATTAATTCTAGTATTATGTGGTTTATAATTAAGATTAATAACGCTTCCACCATCAGCAATAAAAGTCTTAGTAATATTAGTCATTACTTTATCACCATAAACCCACACCCTATTAAAAACTGGTTTACGACTATTCTTAGTACCTATTTTTCTTATATTAGTATTATCAAGTGTGTATCCACTACTAGTAGTTCCTTTTTCTATGAAGTGTAAATCCATATCTGCATCTACATAAAAATATGAGTTCGAAAGTTCTGCTAATTGTTTTATTGCATCAAATACGTTTGTTTGATTAAACGCTATTCTTGAAAGAGTAGTAGTTGTAACATTAACATTTGTAGTCGTTATATCAGGTGCTTCATTATCAATAATGTTTTTAACAATAGTTGATACTTCACTAGTATTATAAGTTATTGGTTTAATAGTTGCACCAGTTAAAATAGTAGAGTAATCTACTGCTGTAATATTAATTGTTTCAATTTGTTCTTTTCCCGAATAATTAACGTCGTCTATTACTCCACCAAATATTTTTGTAGTAGGTGGATTAGTATCTTTATCAACATAAACTATGATATCGTTTCCTTCAGCAAACCTATCCTTATTACTTCCTGTTTCATTATCTAAAGACATAGTAAGCTTTGATATACTATTATTCTCACTTGTAGTCTTATCAATAGTACAAGTAATAAAATCTCTGAAATCAGTTCCTTCAACATTTATTTTAGCGTATACAGTCATTTTTAACTTATCATCGTTGATAATTGTTCTTGTAAAGCAACTGCGATAGTATCAGCATCTAGTCCTGAAAGGTTCTCAATATTAATATTAAATGTTGCTCCTCCTCCAAGACTTCCTGGATTTTTAGTTCCTATTATTGTATCTTGAGGACTTGGCTCTATTACTTGACCATTACTTGTTATTATAAAATCATTAACTTTCTTTTTACCAGCAATACCAGAAATAAAACTTCCTACATTTTCTCCTACTACTTCACCAATTCTTCCAATATCTCTTATAAAATCACTTATTTTATCAACTATTTTTGTAATCCAATCCCAAATATTTTTAAATAAATCTATAACCCAAACCATAATATCTGCAAAGCCTTCAAATACTGGAGTCAATGTTTTAGCAATTGCGATAGCAAGTTCTGTTATTAACGGCATTATAGCTATTAATATTTCTCCTAATAATTCAAACAAAGGAACTAATGGAATAAGTATTGCTTCTAACAAAGGTGTTATTGCTTTTACTAATTGAACTATAGAAGGAATTAATGCTTCTATTGCAGGCATTAAAGCATCTAATAAGTCTAATCCTAAATCAAGAATTAAGTCAACGATAGGCATTAATGCTTCAAATAATGGTTCAAGTGCTGGTAATAATCTATTAAATAATAAGTCTGCAAATCTTTGAATATGAGGTAATAACATTTGTATTACTGGTAATAAGAATTCTAATGCTCCAGTAAATGCTTCTGTAATAATTGGTGCTAAGTCTTTAAGTACTGGAACTAAGTCTTCAGCAATCATAGTAACTAATGGTACTAATGCTGGAAGTATTTCTGTACCCATATCTATAAAAGAATTTTTTAATTCACTCATAGCTGCGCCTAACTGATTTTTTGTTGTATCAGCCATAGCTGCTTCTTGTTCAGCTGCTAAACCAAAACTATTACCTACTATATCAATACTAGAAGCAATGTCATCTGCTGCTGCTCCTAAAGCTGGAAAGATAGCTCTTAATGCTCTAACATTACCAAACATTTCACCCATGCCTTCAGCAGTGCCATCAGTTTGTCCTTTAATTAATTTTAATGAATCATTAAATCCTAATTCTGCAATCATAGCTTGAGTATTTTCATAACCAAGGTCGTGAACTGCATCTTTTAAACTATCAGTAGGTTTAATCATACCAGTAAATATAGCTGCTAATCCAGTAGCTGCTTCTTCTGGACTTTTCATAACTTTTGTAAGTCCTGCAAATGTACCAGCAGTTTCTTCTATAGTAATCCCTAATTCACCAGCCATTCCACTAACTCTAGGGAACGAACTAGCTAATTCTCCCATAGTTGTTTGACCAGCTTTAACAGTAGCAGCAAATACATCAAAAACTCTATCACTTTCATCTACTTCTAAACCAAAAGCTGCTAATGCTTTTGTTCCAGCTGCTATAACTATTGGTAATTCTGCACTACCTCCAACAGCTGCTCTAGTAGCAGATGTCATAAATATTTCTGCGTCTGCTACATCAGTAATACCAGCACTAATAGTTTGATATAATCCATCAAGAACATCTAATTGGTCACCTTGGTCTGCAAGTTTAACATTTAAATCTTTAACTGTATCACCAAAGAGTTCAGAAGCATCTTGTCCTTCATCAAGAAGAGTATTAACTTTAGCAAAACCAGTTTCTACGTCCATCGCTGCTTTAGAACTAGTAACTCCAAGAACTCCAACAGCTGCAGCCATACCAAGAACAGCAGCTCCACCAACTTTAGCAGCGCCACCTAATAATTTCATACCACCAGATGCTTTAGCAAAAGTATTACTAAATCCATCAATAGCTTTAATAACAATAGCTACAGTTGCCCCACCAGCCATTCCAGCTCCTAAACTACCTAAACTAACCATTATATTATTTACCTTTTACGACCTCTTTTATTTTTAGCCGCTTGCTTTTTTTGTTGTTTCCTTTTCTCATTCTGAATCTTTTTAAATTTATCATATAAATTATTGATTTCAGGATAAGTAAGTCTTGGAATATTAAAAACAGTATAACCTTTTTCGTGCAAGAAATAATTTATTCCTTGCTCGTTACTAAATTGTCTTTTTTTTTTAACATAGTTTTTTGTGCATCTTCCATAGCCTTCTTTTTTCCTTCTGTTTGAATCTTTGATTGGTCTATACCAGTAGAAACAGCAATAATAGCTATGACTATAGCATTACTAACATTATATTTCATAAACTTTATTTCTTCCTCAGTATACTTAGGAAAAATTAAATGTTTAGATATTATTTCTGCATCTTGGTCTTTATTGGTATCATTACCAGTAGTTTCAGACCTGATTCTTTGAAATTCTCCTTTAGGAATAGGAGTGCACTTTATTTTTGGTTTATCTTCTAATAAGACTAATATAGTTTCAACAGGTACTAATTCTCCTGTCTCATCTCTATCAAATAATGTTTTTTTCTTATCTAAAAATTCACTCATGTATATCACCTTTTGTTATTTAAAAATATTAAAAAAAATAAAAAAATTACTTACCAGGGTAAGTAGCTTGGAGTTGTATCACTAACATTTATTCCAGCCGTTCCAGGAAGTATAGTCATTGCTTCTTCTACAACACCTTCATTTGGTGTTGGAGCTGTATCAGCTGATAGCCTACACCCACTCATCCAAATAAATGCTCTATTATTAGCCGCTGTTCCTATTTGTAGCATACAATTAAATGTACTTCCGCCTTGAAAATATGTTTCATAAAAAGTTTTTCTATGGTCGCTATTTTCATCAAATGTTACATCTAAATTGTAATCTCTACTTAAAGGAACTGGTTCTGATATTACAAGACTTCCATTACCGTAATGCCTAGTTTTTAAGTTATTATTAATTGCGAAACTAAAACTAATTATTTCATCAATTACTGTTCCACTTGGAAAATGAAACATACAATCACTAAACACGTATGGTGTTGCTGTACTTGCAGTATAACTAGTTGAAGTATTACTTCCAGGAGTTACACTTTGTGCAATATAACTAGTATCACAACTTATTAAATCGTCTTCAGCACCAGCTATAGTCCATGAATTAACTTTACATCCATAATAACTTCTTATACTGTTAAGTCCTGAAACGTTAACTTGATGAGAATCTTCAATATTAAAATCTACGAATCCACCATCTGTTCCGCTAGCACAATAATTGCCATCTGAACTATTAGTTGCACTAATAACGTGAGTACTTATTGTTCCACTAGTATCTGCTACACTACCAAAAGCCATCCAAGCAAACTTGAAATCTTGTGGATAATATGTCAGTGTTCCTGCATAATCCTTACTTGTTGTTACAAACTTACCAACATCTCTACTCTCAGTACCTGTGTACCTAACATTAGAAATATTTACTGCTTCTTCAGGTTCATTACTTTGAACTAAACCGAAACTTTGTAATGCTGCTCCTGATGCACTAGCATAAGTTCCACTAGTAAATAAATAACCTACTTGGTTTTGGTCTCCCAAAAATTGTCCCATTTTCTTTTAATTACCTCTATTTAATTATTAAAATCCATATAAAAACTTGTTTTGAATAGTTATTATACTGCTTAATACCCCATTTTCTCCGTGAGGGTCATCTACGCTTACTACACTTAAAATCTTAAAATCGTGTAAGTCTGCATTAGAACTAGTATTAGTTGTTCCTGTTGGGAACTGATTACTATTGAGTTTTGTCATTACTGAATCAGTAAGTTCATCTCTTTCTTTTTCATTTCTTGCCCAAACTCTTATTTCTATTTCTAAAGTAGCATAATATTTTTCTGTTTGCATTCCTAAACGTTGTTCTAATTCAAAATTACTTTTTCTAACAGTAATTATAGGATAATGTGTTGAACGTTTTGGATATCCTGAAAGAATAAATTGGTTACCATCACCAGTCCTACTTAAAGGGTCAGTAATATTATCTCGTAACCTATTTCTTATAAATATAACACTATCACTAATGATAGTAGCTGTGTTTACCATTTTTTATTCCTCGCTTGGATAAAAATCAATACTCGCTTATATTGATTTCTTAATTTGTGAATTTAAAAACTCTTGAATTTTACTTTTATTTCTTGCTAAACTATTACGAAAATGTCTACGCTCACCTAGCCTACTAGTACCGTATTCTAAGTATTTCCCATAAGTAGTTCCGTCTTGAATAATTGCTGATTCTGAAGTACTTTTTGATGATACCTTGTTTAAAAAATGTCCAGTATCAACGCTTTTAGTTTCTGCTTTATGACCAGCAATACTATCCTTTACTTCACCTTCCATAAACAAACTAATCTTGTTCATAGCACTTGATATACCACGTTTAGTTGCAGCCTTACTATTCTTTAAATAAATGTTTGCTGTACTTAAACCAAATATTTTAAAACTTATTGATTTAGCCATTTATTCACCATAAATACTTCCTGTTGGTAAATAACGTATGAAACACTTCTTATAAACCGAAGTATTATTAATAGTCCAATCTTGAACACCAGCATCATTTAATAATTCGTATTGGTCACCAGTAGGACTTCCTAACTGGATTCTGAGAGTTCCACTAACACCTATTGAACCTGAAATATAAAGTCTTTTATCTTTAGTAGTTATTCTTCCTGCTTCTAATAATCGAGCTTCTTCACTACCCCACTTATTTTTAACAGGTTGTGATAAACCACTAGTCCACAAGTCAGTTCCGCTCTGAGCCAGACTACTATACTCGTCATAACTCATTGAACCAGTAAAGGTAGGTGTGAAGTATCGAAAACGACAAGGTAAGCCATTCTCATTAATAACTCCGTTCACGTCATTTCTTAGACTCGTTGGATTTACCATTTTTTAAAGTATACTACTACTCTGATACATTCACACCTATTTGAATATTAATTTGGTCTAGTACTTCTTGTCTATTCTTATTATTTAATTCTATGCCTAAAATTTTTGTAAGAATATCATCATCAAATAAGTCTTCTTTAAGACTCTTAACAACAGTACGAGTATTTTGTGCAAGATAATTATCAATCCAACCAGCGTTTTCACTAACTACTTTCTTAATAATATTCTCACTTGCTTTCTCAATGATTCCGTAATCAGTAGGTCTAATATATAATCCTGTTTTCAAAAATTTACTAACTTTTCTATCAGGAACGTTTACTATCTCATTAGGAGCATTTCTTCCAATATATCTTAATTGTTTCATTTTATTTTTACCACGTCCTATTATATCTTGATTTACGACCAATATTGTTAAGTGCACCATTAGCTTTTTTATCAAAATAGTCTATAGCATTTGATATATTACTAGTTGAACCTTTTTTCTCAGTAAAATCTCCTAGTTTTATACTTGCTACGTCAGCTCCTTCTAATTGCATTAATCCTAAAGTTTCTGATATAGTAAGATTGATTATAGCTTTTTGATATTTTAAAGTTATAGCAGTACTTCCTGGGTCAGTTCCTGTAAAATCATATATTGTTTGTCTTTGTTCATTAGCTATACTGAGTAATTCTTCTTTTATGTTACTAGGAATATTATCTACCCTATTTATTACTTTAACTTTTACATCATCTAAAGACCACGTTCCCATATTATTTTACACTTCCAATGTTTATCCACGAAACATCATTACTTTTTTCGTCGTGAAGATAATAATTATTAGTTAGTTCATCATATAAAATGATTTTTCTATTATCGTGATAGTCATCACTATAATCTGTTCTCGCTCCCGTAATAAATATTGGTTCTTCACCCATTTTGTTTACTCATTAATAAAATAATAAAAAAATAAAAAAATTGTTTAACTAAATGCTGTGCTTCCTAATAGTTCCCAATCCTTATTAGCTGTTCCACCTAAGTGTCTATAAACAGTGTTTGCTGATGTATCATAAGCGATTACTGCTCCACTAACACCACAACCAGCTCTGACTCCTGGTTCGAAAGGACTTACTATACCACTAGGATTACCATTTACATACATTAATCCCATTCCACCACCTAAATGTTCTGGTAGTCCTGGAACTAATCCTATTACTGTACTTCCTGTTGAATTTCCCATATTATATCACCTTTGATAGTCCTGCTCCGCAAGCTGGACACTTAAAATCACTATACCCGTTTGGTCCACCACCGTATTGTTTCATTGGAGTGTTACATTTAGGACATAATACTTCTTTCTTTTTTTCTATAATTTGTTCCTCAATAATAGTAGTTTCCTCTATTACTGGTTCCTGAATTATATTTTTCTTTTTATGTTTTGCCATCTTTATTTACCTATTAAGTTGCTTCTCTAACAATTAATCCAGCTGCTGAATAACAATGTGAAATCCAAATAGCATCTTCAATATCTGCTGCTGCTTTTCCTGTTCCCCAACCAGCAGTTGTTCCTAAAGCACCGAAAACATTATTACTAAATATTCCTGAAGCTTCTGTCCCATATATCTTAATTAATGTATATAAATTTACATCTCCACCTGATAAATTTGGTAATGCACCGAATGTATTATTATTAATAACTAATCCGCCTCCAAATCCACTAGAATTTGTCCAAATATTACAATTTGTATTTGCTGGTGAATCTGAAAAATTATTATTCTCAATTACTACGTTTTGTGGTACACTATTACTTGTTCCTATTAAACAAATATCTACTTCATTCTTATAAAAATTATTATTAGAAATATTTACTTGCCAAGCATTTCCTTCTGCACTCCACATAATTGCTCCACCAGTTGCTGCTTCAGTAGTTGTTCCTTTACAATTCTTGAAGTGACAATTAGTTATTGTAGTTCCAAAAGCGCTTTTTGTTGCATTATCATCATCTAATAATATTCCGCCTGCAGTATTACCTGCTCCGTTAAAACCAAGATTTGCTATTAAGCATCCTGGTGCTTGAACTCTAAGAATTGCTTGTGTAGTTGTAGAACCATCTTTTAATTGTGGTAACCCACCTTGTGTTCTTCCCCTGCTAACACCAATAAGAGCCATACCTGCTGCACCGAAAGGAATTGTTAAATTCTCTTCATAACTTGTTGGGTCTCCAGTATAATCAGTTATTTTTCTAGCTGCTACATAAACAACGTCATCATTATCTACTATTGCTAATGCTTCTGTTATTGTTTTGAATGCTTCATCCCAAGTAGTTCCATCACCACTTACTGAGTTGTCTCCATCAACATACCAAGTATTACTAGTAGTCATTACACTATTAATATTACCAGTAGCTGTACCAGAAACATCTAAATTTTTAACGTTAAAACTTTTTCTTCTTAATCCGTCTTTTACCATTTTTGTTCTTTTTTACCTACTCGCCACACAATCTTTGTTGTGCGTATCTATTCAGTTAATAATATAAAAAAATAAAAAAATCAACTAGGATTAACTAGTTGTAATTTTACAAATTGCGTCAGCCCTAATATATCTAGTTCTGATTCTTTGAGTTAGAACTGCTCCACTCATATCAAAACTTGGTAAACTAACTGCTTCAATACTTACAGGTCTTTTTTCTGCAATTAAATAAGCGTGTTCTCTATCTATAATATAAGAAGTTGTAGTAGTCATACCAGCGTTAGTTGATACTTTAATACATTCCATACCATAAATGTTTCCTCTGAAACCCTTATTTAACATGTCAAGATTTCCTGACTTGTTGTATTCTACAAATGTGTCAATATTTCTAAGGTCGTTTAATACTTCCATACCGATTAAAAAATCTGTTCCTTCATAATCTGCATCATCTAAGTATTGCATTCCTCTAGTAATATTTGCTATAGTAATAGCTGCTCCACCTGCTACTGTATTAGTTGCATTGTCAAGACTTTGACTAATTACTAAACTATTCTCGTTTTCAGCGAATCTCTTACCAGCAACTTTAATATTGTGTTGTAGTAAATTCCATTTACCGTCTTCAAGCATTTCACTAGTAATTCTAATTGCTACACCATACTTATCTGGTTTAACGTTGAAACTTGAATACTCTGTTTCATCCATTGGAATTTCTGCTCCTTCACCAACAAGTCTAACATCCATTTTATTAGGTGTTACTAAATCTACATCAATACTTGACCCAGGTATTTGTGCTGGTCCAAAATAA